GTTTCCCAGTCACGATCGGTGGGCGACAAACCTTGAGGCGGCGCGGCAATACGATCTGAACTGGATCGGCGAACGGTGGGGTTACGGGCTCTGCGAAGACGTAGACGTTATCCACCATGGGCACGGTTCCGGTTTCAGTCTGGTCGGACTCGCTCATAAGTTGGGCGCAGAGCGCATCTATCTGTTGGGTTATGACCTCAAGTATTCCCCTGATTACGACGGCGCACGCAAGAGCGTGGGTTCAGCGCCGCGTCACTATTTCGGGGAGTACCCCAAACAACTACAACACTGGCCAACGGCGAAGGTAGAGCACGGCGTACACGTCGAGCTGGTCGAACTGTATCGCCAGGTTCACGAACAAGGGTTAGTCGAAATCATCAATGCAACGCCGGGTGGCGCTTTAGAGGACGTGTTACCGAATGCAGCTTAAGACGATTCATAGCGAAATAGCTTGGGCTGATCGCACCGAGTGGACGTTTCCGGCGATGGATCACAACCGACTTTCTAAGGGTGTCTATGACCCCCAGGATGTTGATGACGCGGTGACGCACATCGAGGCGTTGTGTACACAGTTCCGCCGTTGTATTCAGGCGGGGGGTGCGATGGGTGTTTGGCCTTACCGCCTGGCGCAGATCTTCGAAAACGTCATCACGTTCGAGGGCGAACCGACAAACTTTCAGTGCCTGGTAAAAAACCTGGAAGGCATCGATAACGTCTACGCGATGTATGCGGCGCTTGGCAAGGAGGATGGCATGGGCGCCATGCGTCTCGATCCCGGTGAGGAACACAACGCAGGCGCTTACTTTGTTGGTCCTGGTAGCGACTTCCCGATCATGACGATCGATTCGTTCGGGTTTAAAGATGTCGACCTCATCTACCTGGACATCGAAGGGGCCGAAACGGATGCACTGCTCGGTGCCGAAGAGACCATCAATCGATGTCGGCCTGTCATTGGTATCGAAGATAAGAAAACGCCGCTCTATCGCCGCTACGGCTACAAGCGAAGCCCAGTCGAAATGCTGGTCGATGATTTTGGCTACACCGTACACGCACGCTACCACCTGGATGTCATTTTATGTCCGTGAACTACCCACCAGAACGCCAAGAAGCCTCGCACGAGTTCCGAGTGATTTGTGTGAAGTGGGGTGACAAGTACGACGATGATTACGTGCTCAAGCTCCAGGCTATGTGCGCGCGCCATCTGCCTGCGCATGAGTTCGTATGCGTGACCGAAAAGCCGGTCGACGGTGTTCAGTGCAATCCGCTGGTGTGTGACTTGCCGGGATGGTGGCAAAAGGTTGGTCTGTTCCAGCCTGGCATGTTCCCCGGCAACAACCTTTATCTTGATCTCGACGTCGTGATCACCGCGAGCCTGTCATCGTTCTTTGCCGCGCTGCTGACCGACGCTGCGAAGCTCTGGACCCTCGACGACTTCAGTTATTCGTTGCGCAGGCCGAAGCAAGTGTCAGATCAGATCTATAGAACGCTCGGCGGAATCGGAACGATAAACAGTTCTGTGATGTTGTGGCGCGGCTGGCACGGGTCCGAGGTCTATCGTGTCTGGGAGACGTTCGAGCCCGATGTTATGGAAGAGCTGCACGGTGATCAGAATCACATCACGCGCGCGCTGTGGCCCGATTCAATCAGGTTTTTGCCAGACGGCTTCGCGCAGTCCTACAAATACGGCCAACGGCAGAAAGCGCCGATTGTGATTTTCCATGGCGACCCGAAACCCGCAGACGTTAACGACGAATGGGTTAGAGAGAATTGGGCCGCGTAACGCTCCACTACAACCCGGCGATTCCGTGGCATCAAAAACGCCGAGAGTGCTTTCAGCAGGGCCTTATGAGAATCGGCATCGAGTGCCGAATCTCCACCATGCGCATACGTATCAGCGATGACCCTGCGATCTTGTTCGGCACCAGCGCATTCAAAGAGATTGAACACTCGCCTGGTGATTGGTTGCTCGTAGACAGAGCCTGCTTTCTTGACCCTGATTACGTGCGCCTTGGCTGGAATGGTAGAGATCGACTCGCCGATTACTGCTTACCCGATGAGCCTGAGTTCGAACGGTGGCACTCGCTCGGCATAGAAACCGGGACTTTGCACGAGGAAGGCGCCGCCCGAATCGTTTTGTGCGGAGACTATGAACGTGTACCAGAGCCACCCGAGGGCATAGAGCCCACACACTTTCGACCGCACCCGATGCCAGGCGCAGCGATGCGAGACGACTTGCCGGTTGTTCACGACTTCGAGAGTGCCTGTCACGCGATTGTGGGGCGCAGCACCGTAGCCTTTGAAGCGCTCACCCAAGGGCTGATGGTCACGACAACCGACCCCAACGCCATGGCCTCGATGAGCCCTTGGCAGATTGCTTATACGCAGTGGTCTTGGTCGGAGATCGAGCAGGGCGAACCGATCAGACATTTATTCCATGGCAAAAGTTGAAGGATTTCGAGAGTTAACGAGACAGCTTGAAGGAATGGAAAACGCCGTGGCGGGCAAGATCCTGCGAGGCGCTGCCATGTCGGCGACTCTGCCTGCTCTACGCGCCGCACGCGCAGCCGCACCAGTGGGCACACCACCCTATGAGGGCAAAGACCCGTATCCGGTCAAGACCTACAAGGGGCGATTGAGAACACCGGGGTTTGCGAAGCGCAACATCGCTCGAAAAAGCATCCTGCGCCGTGACAAGAAAGGCGTGACGGTGATGATCGGTGTAAAGCCGGAAGCGTTCTATGCGGTTCAGTTTATTGAACTGGGCACATCGGCCATACCTAAAAGGCCCTGGCTTGAACCTTCGTTCAAATCATCCATACCCGAGATTAACGCTCGGTTACAGCAACAGTTGAAGAAGCGAATAGATAAGGCGGCGCGGAAACGTTGAGTATTGCACAGTCTTTGTACACCTGGTTGACGGCCAACTCGGCCATTGAAGCCTACGTCGCAGACCGGATTTATCCGCACTACATACCGCAGCATTCAGCCGCTCGCCCATGTTTGACGTATTCGCAAGAAGGCGGCGAGAAGATTCGACACCTTTCAGGTGTCAGTGATACGCGCATATCTGAATTTTCAATCGACGCATGGTCGCTGTCCTACCTGGAAGCGAAGAACCTGGCCGAAACGGTCACTACTGAACTTGATGGCGTGCGCGGTTCTTTTGGATCGCACACCGCCGAACAAGTACGCCTGCTTAATGAATTCGATGTCGAGCCGGAACCGGACACCGGGCTCTATCGAGTGAGCATGCGTTTCGAAATCGTTTACTACTAAGAGGATCTTGTTATGACAAGTGCTGTCCGTTCTAACTTTTCTTTTCTACTCGGCTCGGCAGCGAGTCCGCAAGCTCTTACCGCTTTAGAAGAGGTTCTGGACGCCTCCGGAATCGGTGTGCTTAACGAGCTTATTGAGGTCACGAACTTCGATAGCGGTTCGAGCAAAGAGTACATCGCGGGCTTGGCTGATGGGCAAGAGTTCACGCTGGAGTGTAACTACATCCCGAATGCTACTGGCCAGGAACTGGCTATCACGGCGATTAACAACTCGGCAACTCGATTGTTCGAAGCGCGGTATACCGGCGTTTCACCCGAGATCGTGATGTCGTGCTCTGTGGTCTGCCTGGGCTATGAAATAAACCCGGCGCACTCCGAGCAGGACCGAATCACGTTTACCTTCAAGATCAGCGGAGCGTTAACCTACACGACCTAAAAACTATGTACGAACTCAAGAAAGAAACACGCTTCGTTGAAAGCCTGGAATGTGAGGTCGATTTCGTCGAGATGACCTTTGCTGGACAGGTTGAAGTTATGGACGCCTTCCAAGAAGGCCGGGGGCTATGGCAGGCGGCGATCATCGTCAAACATTGCGTTGTCTCAGAGCAGGACAAAAGCGCGGAAGAGATCGCCAAAACCTACCCGCCAAAAGTAATCGAAGAGCTTGCGGCAATCTCTGCCGAAGTTTCCGGCATTGAGCCTGAGGACGAGGAAGACCTCGAAAAAAACTCAGAGAGCACCCTGAGCGCCGTTTCGCATTCCGGTTAGCACTTGCGCTGGGGTGCAGCGTACAGCAGATCGAAGCCATGCCAGCGCGAGAATTTGCGGAATGGCGGGCTTACTTCAACCTCGAACCCTTCGGCCAATGGCGTGACAACTATCACGCCGCAATGATCGCTCACCTGATCGCGCAAGCATTCAGAGACAAGCGACGTCCCAAACCTGAGTTCGAAGACTTCCTTTTCAAAGATCAGTACACGCGTGACGAAGAGACCGAAGCGCGCATGCTGAAGTTCTTTGGTATCGATAGCATTCTGGAGAATCGCAAACGTGGCTGATTTAGCGAAATACGTCGTACAGCTTGAAGCCGAGACAGCGAAGTATCAAAAGAACCTGGAGCGCGCGCAGCGGCAACTGGCCAAATTCAACAAAGACCAGCGCGGCATGCTCGACAAGATCTCGGCGGGCTTTAAGCGTCTTGCGCAAACCTCTACGGTCGCGTTGACCGCTCTTGGTGCTGCGTACGTTCGCAATGCAAAAGACTTAGATCGACTGGCTAAAGCAGCTCGTACCGCTGACATAGGGTCAGCGACCTTCCAAAAGTGGGAGTTTGCCGCGACTCAAGCGGGTGTTGCTACAACTGAGTTTAGCGCAGCCGTAGGACGCGCCAATCGACGCATTGGTCTGTTTGCTACTGACGGATCTGGACCGGCAGCGAAAGCCTTTCAGCAATTGGGCATTCAGGTCCGCGATGCCGGTGGTGCGCTCAAATCCAACGAGCGAATCATCCGCGACTATGTAAAGTCCCTGGAGAACGTTGCTACCCAGTCTGAAAGAACCGCATTCATTACCGCGCTGTTCGGTGATGACTTCCGTAAGGGTGCGCTGCTCTTCGGACAAGGTACCGAAGCGCTCCAGGGGTTTGAACGCCAGGCGGAAAGTCTGGGCATCGTGATTGAGTCTAAGGTCCTGAAACAGGCTGAAGCGTTCAACGATCAGATGGATACGCTGGGTCGAATTCTCCAGGCGCGAGTGTCGGCCTCATTCTCTGGATTGTCACCTGCCATCATTCAATCAGGTAAAGCGCTCGCCGACTTTCTGAAAGATGCTGAAGGTGCTAACAGTCTGATGCGCGGCCTCGGTGAAGTTTTGAAACTGTCCACGGAGCTCGCGATCAGATCCGGCACTGCGTTTGGTAACTTGGGTCGTTCGATAGCCGCGATGAGTGTCGCTGCGAAAGAGGCTGTTTCAGGCAACTTCGATGCGGTCAGCGCGGTGATTAAAAAGGTCGGCGAAGACGCGGACGCTGCCAATGCCAAGATGGAGCGGTTGGTCGAGAATCTGCGCTCGGCTGGCGGCGGTCTAGGCGAGCTTGGAGGGCAAGGAGGCAATCCCCTTGCAGCGGGTGGTAGCACCGGCGGTAGGAGCACAGGCGGGCGCTCAGGATCGTGACTGGGAAACAGCCTCTTTCGCAGCGACACTAATCGCG